ACTTCCATAACTCCTTTATTTACTTTTATATCATTATCATCTGCTACTCTCATAGGATAAGTGTTAAGAGCTGTTTTCAAATCTTTTATACTTTTAATTTGATTATCGTGAATTCTATCCATTGCCTTGTCCCACATCATTGTCTTTAATGGATATGGTATTGATATGACATCTTTGTCTCGTTCAATCATTTTTAAAATAGACTCTGCTTGAACATATATATCTGAATCTATAAATAACATATGTGTAAAATCAGATTCTAAAAATCCTGCAACACATAGATTTCTTCCTTGTGTAACAAGTGAAGATTTCATCAATTGAAATTTAATTTTAATTTTCTTTTGAAAAGCTATTTTTTGTAGCTCTAATAATGCTTGTGTGTAATGAATAGAACATTCACTATGCACAGGTGTAGCAACAAAAATAGAGTATGGTTTTATTTCTTCTTTAGAAGTATTATTTTTCCATAAAGGTTCTATTGCTTTATCAAATGGTTTTGAGTCTACTTTAAGTTCTTTGAGTGTTTGATAAGTATCACTATTTATTGTTTCTTTCACTTATGGCTCCTTTCAAAAAGCTTGTCCATTCCATTCCTTTTTTCTTCCAACTATAAAATCGTTTGTAAAATTTTTGTTGTTCTTCTAAATGATCTTGCATAAAATCTTCATGTAGATAACTTGCTGCAACTTCAATTGCATTACCGGTAGCAACTGCCATGCTCTCATAATCAGTAGAGTAATTTACATATACAGGCCACTCAGCACATGTTTCATATAGGGCTCCAAAGTTATTTGTAATTACATGAACTCCAGAAGCTAATGCTTCTAAAGCTGAAGCACAAGAAGTTTCTTCAAATATAGATGGATAAACAAACAAATCATAGCTTGGCATTTTTTCTAAAATATATTCATTTGGTTTGTATCCAATATAATTTACATTTGGTAATTTTTCTGCTTGTTCATATAAGTCTTTAAAATGATCTTCATTACGTTTTTTAAATTCATCTCCATAGACTTGCGAAGAACTATATACATCTAATATAATATTAGGGTTTTTTATTTCCTGCATTGCACGTAAAAGAACATTGAGTCCTCTCCATGGTGTACAGTGATGTATAAGTTTTATTGGATCACCCTTCTTATATATTTTTCTTTGAGGAAATTTATCCATTCCATTTTTAATAACAATACATTTTTCTGTAGGTATATCAAAAAAGTATCTAAACTTCTCATAGTTCCAATGACTATTAAATACATACCAATCATACTCATTATGCCTGTCTTTATTTCTAAAAAAATTTTGTAGATTAGGTTGATCCCAAGAATTTTTTTGCCAAAGTATATTTATCTTTTTAGGATCTAGTGGAACTTTACCTGGTATGGATGTACAGATTTGAAATTGATCAAGTAAATCTTTATCGACATGCTTACTCAGCATCTCCATTTGAATTTCGGTTGCGCCTCGAGGTTGCATTATTTTTTTGTGGCAGCTCCCATAGTAACTCTAGTAACTTTAATTTCCAAGTCTTGCCTAAAATCATCATTAGTAGTATCAGTATTGGGATCAGCAACATCAGCATCAAAATCATCTTTACTAGCATATACCTTACCTGTTCTTTTATGTTTCACTATTTCTTTTGCTTCTGCTGGTAGTTTAATTATATCACTCATTTTTGTCTCCGTCCTTGTCTATTATATTTTTTATTATTCTGCAACTTCTTTTTTTTGTTAGGATTCTTACAGTGTCTTCTAGGTCTTTTCTTTGGTTTATCCCTAGGTACAAAATGTGTAAATTTTTGTTTAGCCATTTTCCTGTGAACGATCTATCAAAGCATAACTTACAATACCTGTAATCTCGTTAGCTGCTCCTGCTTGCATGGATAAAACATCACTTGCTTCTAAATTCAAAGATCCCTTAACCATATTTGCAGTTGCCTTATTTAATTCTTCATAAGATACTTTAACAGCTGATCCACCTGATTTTGTTACTAAAGCATGAGTATCAACATTACTAGCAGTGTCATGTACAGCTTGTATACTTTTTACAATAATAGTTGCATCACTAGGGCACGTTAAAACTGGTGTAACGTTTGTGGTTGTTAAATCAAATGTTTCGCTTTTATATCTTATTGTCATTGCATAAAGTAATTAAACGAATCTTGTTCGTTTTTCAAGTCTTGTTGATATGAAGTATTTAATTGATTTTCAATTGTAGCAAGACCTTGGTTTATTTGTCTAAATCCTTCAACACTATATTCTTGTGGTGGTTCTGGTACATATACGTTTATCTTTGCCATTATCTTCTTCCATCAGGGTTAACATCTGCTCTAAATGTTCCAAATCTCCATGTTTCATCTACTGCAGTATTTTGTATTTTTATATTAGCAAGTCTTCCTCTAGCTCTAGTATCTATTTTTTGTGTGTTAGCATTAATTGTAAAAGGACCAAGTTGTGAGGATGCTCCAGCATCAATAGGAAAATTTTTTAAGAAAATTGTAACGATTGCATTACCTTGAAGATTTTTAAAATCTGGTAAAAATCTACTTAGTCTTAACATGTATTCTCCATCACCTTCTGTTGGTAAATCAAAATCTCCAGATTGAATAAAAGCAGGAATAGCTGTTTCAGTACCATCTAATGCTATTTTATTTGTACCTATTTCATGTCCAAAATAAGTTGATGCACCAAAAGTATTAGTAGCACCACTTAAATTTGAAAAAGATGGTGTAGCTGTTGAACTATATTCTGTTGCATAAGGTACATCGTAAGTGCTCGCATCTGCGTAAGAACTTCTTGCAAGAGTCATAGTAGACCAACTATTTTCTACATAATTATAAACTACAGTTCTATTATTTTGTACTGCTGGATTACCTGCAGGAGTGCCTGCCGGATAAAACCATACAATTTCATTGAATAAAGAATTATGTGAACCATATATAATTTCATTAGAAGCATAATTGATACCTACATTTGATCCAGTAGTCGTGAATACAAAGTCTTCAACAAGTGATGGAAGTAATTTAACAGTACCATCAAATACAAAAAAGCCTCCACCTGCTCCCATCCAAAACACTTTACCATCTGCATATACAGTTGCATGTTGTCCAATACATCCACAGTTAGATCCTACTTGTCTTATTGAAAAAGTAAAAGGTGGTCCTACAAACTGCATTGTGTATGCAGCTTGATCAGTTAAAATTAAATTATAATCTTTACCAGATACTGCTGCTACGATTTTGTTTCCGGTGTCAAGTCTAAATGTTCCTGCAGTATTTACTGAAGTTGGTTGATATACACTAAAATTTTCTTGATCACTAAATCTAATAAACATAGGATCTTGAGTTGTTGAATCTCCAATAGTTGTTTCAGTTCCAAAATGAACAACATGTCTATCTCTATCTGAAGTAATAGTTAATCTTGTTGCTGTTGGAGCACCAGACATAATTACTGCTCTTTGTTCTAATGGGTTAGAGACACCTGGATTCCAAACAAATGTTTTACCATCTTTTACAGTTGCTATTAATTGCTGTCCAAAATTATCTAAAGACCAACTACCAGGATCTAGTATTACTGAAGAACTAGTCGTAGCTGATCCCCAAGTTCCTCTGCCCCATGTACTTGTACCCCAACCATAACCATATGTTTGTATTGTAGGACCGATTTCTTCATAAGGATTAATGCTTGCAGATCCTGCTGCAGTCATACCTGTACCAGATTCATTTGTTTGCATTTGAATTGTAAAACTATTTGCATTTGGTACAGTTAAAACTTCATAAGTAAAATCTTGAAAATTAGCTACAGTAAAACCTGTGGCACCACCCCCAGGTAAAGTAACAGAAGTAAATGTAACATATTCCCCAACATCTAAAGCGTGACTTGATTTATTAATAGTAACTGTATTAGATCCATTTGTTGAAGTAAAAGTTGCTCCTGTTAAAGCCGTTGCTAAAGGAGTCACATCATAAAATTTATCTTCAAAATAAATATACAAAGCTTTAGAAGTTCCAAGCGCAGCATATTTATTGCCCTCTAAGTCTGTCCAAGTGTGTTGAGCACGTGTTGGTCCCGAAATTGTTTGTTGTCCGATAGCTGTAAAACCACCAATTTTTTCTGGTTGGCCATATCTAAATCTTACAAAGTCTCCGTCTATCCATTGACCTTCTGCTCCCGAAGGAGTATCTGCTTTGTTAAAACCTGCGGCTATTCTTACATTTCTTAAAGGCATAAGCCATTTTACAACATTTTATAGCTTCATCCAAGTCAGAGGAGAAGGTATATTATGTTCAGATTTAACCCCTTCTTTCATAGTTAACATTATATCTCCTGATATAGAAAGTCTTGGTGTATCTTTTGTATTCTTCCCAGTCTCATGAAACATCATAGATGGAAATATAATTACATTACCAGTTTCTGCAGGATACTCTGCTTTACCATAATTGTTTTGATCCCACTCTGTAAAATATGGATCTCTTTTTGGTATAGTTAATCCTACCTTATGTGCATCGTCATCAAGCAAAAATAAATTACCTTGTTCATGAGCTTGTGGATAATACACAAAACTAAAATGACTACTCATATGCCTATGATAAGCAATGTGTTGTTCTTTGATAGATAAGGTAGCCCAAGACTTTGTAATATATACTTCAAATAAATCTAAATTATATTTTTGTGCTGACAAACAACCTTGTATTACTTTAGATAATTCATTGTATAATTCTTTGAATCTTTTATCTTTGTGTAGATTATCATCAATAGATTGTAATTCTTTTGGTTTTACATCCGTGGTCCGTGAGTATTGAGAATTGGTCGGAGTAATATCTCTAAGTATTATTGGTACAATTTTTTTATTAATATCTTCAAAGTTTTCTAACTTAGTTATATATATCGGATAACCAAACCATTTAGATATGTTAGCCATCAAGTTTACCTTGATAATCAAACCAAATATAGCTATTAAGTTTAGATAATAATTTTTCCATATCATTATCCTTTACCACATAAACAAGTGTTTCTGTACAAAAATCTTTAATAGCTTCATATCTATGATGACCATCTATTAACACGTTATTATTAACAACTAATGGACACAATAAACCATTTAATTTTATGTCAATTTCTAGTTGATCTATTAATTCTTGATTATGATTAGATTGATTAGGTTTTATATCTTGTAATTTATATTTTTGAAGTATTGAATTAAATATAATTTTTTGTGGTTTAAGAAACACTAATTAACTTTTAAGAACCTATATCTTATTTCACCACTACCACCTGCAGCACCACTTGTAGAACCGCCATTAACTTGAGCTGCTCCACCTCCACCTCCAGATCCTCGTGTCCCTGCAGTTCCATTTGTCCCTGCACCAGAAGATGAACCTCCGGCTCCACCTGAAATATTACCATCATAAGATGTAGCACCATTAGATCCACCTATTCTACAGTTATCTCCTCCACAGTTTCCATTGTTAGATCCAACTGCTCCATTACCAGATGAATTAAAAGTACCGTCAGGTCCTGATGTATTTGTTGTTACTGCTTTTTGGGTTCCATCTGTATCTCTAAAATTTCCTGAAGTTATAGCTGTACCACTTATTGTTGCACTTCCTGCAGTTCCAGCAGTGTTTGATCTTAGAGGCCCTTGAACACCTCCTCCTGTACCGCTTGATCCACCTCCACCTGTTAATGAAAACAATGATCCAGAAGTCCCACCAGATAGTGTAGTCGTTCCTCCACCACTTGCAGTCACATTAAAGCCTTTACCAGTTCCTGACCCAGAGGATCCAATTGCGTATGTTAGTGTTTCACCACCTGTTACAGAAAATATTTTGTCAGATATAAAAGCTCCAGATCCACCTCCAGCTCCAGCTGATTCACCACCAGCTTTATCATAATCTGCTCCGCCAACTGCACCACCTCCACCACCAACTGCAGCTTGTATATGAATTGCATTTGCTTGAGCGGGAACAGAAAAAGTTCCTGATCCAGAAGATAATGTTTGAATTGATGTTGCTTCAAAAGCACTAAAAACTAATTTCCATACTCCCGAAACTTTTCCATATGCTTCATCTACTTCTTCCCAAGTTCCAGATACTTTAGCATAAATTTCATCTGCTTCTTGAAATGTTCCTGAAACTTTAGCATAGGTATTAGCCATCTAAACTCCTATGTTGAATATTTAAACCAAATGTCTCCATCACTACCTCCAGAAGGAGAAGATGTACTTATTGTAAATTTTCTTTGTAGTTTATCGGCAGTCACTGCATTATCAGCGATTTTAGCTGTGCTCACATTTGCGTTAGAAATGTTAACGGTCAAAACTGCATTATCTGCTAGTTGTGCGCTTTGAACTGCATCATCAGCAATTTTATCGTTGTTTACTGCATCATCAGCAATTGAAGCTGTGCCTATTGTACCACCTAATGTATCAAGTGATACTTCATTTAAGTTTGTACCATCAGCGTACGCTGCATAAATTTTTGAAGCATCTATTGTAAAACCAGTTCCTGATGCAGTTTTAATCGTAAGGTTTGTTGGATTAGTAATTAATCTGCAATCAAATATATAAAATTTTTCTATAGAGTCTGGTATGGTTACTGTAGTTGCTCCAGATAATGTAATTGTTGCAAATTTAATTACCATATTTCTAGCAGTAGAAATAGATGCATTACTCATAAGTAAAGCTGTAGTAGAACCACTTGAAAGAGTTATAGATTCAAAACCAGCTATTGCTTGTTGAACAAGTTCTAAATTAGTATTTGTCTTAGTTCCCCATGTACCGGCATTCTCACCGGTAGCCATAAGTTCTAGTTTAAGATCTGATGAAAAAGTTGATGCCATAATTTTGTATTATACCCTTTTTAAGCTGCCTTATCAACTTCTGTCCAAGTGTTAGAAACTCCTTTGTTTACTTCAGTCCAAGTATTACTCACTCCAGGATCTACATTTGACCAAGCGGTAATTAAAGGACTGTTTATAGACATTGTTAATTGAGAACCTGTAACTGGTACTTCTGTAATTATCTCAATTACCACTGAATTAATAGCTGCAGTTAATTGAGAGCCTGTTACATCTACAGGTGTATTTATATCAATAGTCTCTTCACCTAAACTAGATGTAATTTGTGAACCTGTAACATTTACATCAGCATTAGCGGTTACTGTTGTTGAACCAATTGACGTAACCATGTCATGTTCAGTAACAATAACACTTACATTACCATCAGCACTTACAGAGTAAGTACCAAGTGATAAACTTAATTGAGATCCTGTGACCGATACTGTTGCATTACCTATAAGAGATTCCTCTCCCATAGACATTGTTAATTGAGATCCTGTTACATTAACAGGTGTATTTAATGCTACAGTTGAACTTCCTATAGATCCTGTTAATTGAGATCCTGTTACATTTACATTAGCATTTGCAGTTACAGTTGAAGCACCAATAGAACCTGTTAATTGTGAACCTGTAACGGCAACATTAACATTAGTTCCTCCTAAAGAAGCTATCGGGGACTGTGATAAAGCTGTAATACCTAACATATAATATAATCCTTAAAAGGAGACAGGGGGTATGTGGTGGTGCCCTGCCTCCATCTAAGAATTATATCATCGCTTAAACCATGAAGGAAGACCTAGATGAGGTCTTTTATCAAACATATTCTCTCTTGCGCCTGGTGTTTTGCGATTATTATAATGTAAGAAAACTTGTACGCATTCCTTACCTTTAAATTTATTTCTCCAGTGCTCCAACTCACATCCAGAATAAACCAACATATCTCCTGGTTTTAAATCTACTCTAACACCTTTAGTATTATCTGATACATACCCAACACCTGGTTTCATACTACCTTTTTTAGGATCTGGTTCTAGATATATTGGCCAGTCATCACCACCAAGATTCATAGTTGTAGATATCTCACAACTAAATCTATCTTTGTGTCTTTTTAAAATATCACCTTTTTTATAAATTCTTGCATAA